CGTTGCCAGTTTTCATAGCTTTTAATATTATTGCAATATCATCTATGTCTAACAACTCTCCTCCGTTTAGAGTCCAATTTATTATTCGACCTAATCTGTCTCTATAATGAGCTACAATAGAATCAATAACTCTTATGTACTCACTGGTTTCTTTTGGGGCAAGTCCTCCTCTAGCATTGGTAGGACAATAGTCGCACTGAGCACGACAAAAATCAGTTATAGTCCAATATATGTTAGTTTCTAGCATAAAGTCCTTGACAGATCTAAATAATATCTATATACTTTACTTATCTACAAATCAATGATGAAACCTAACTCAAAAAAATATCAAGAAGCATTGGACATCCTACAAGAGGAATGTGCCGAGGTAATTGTTGAAGTCAGCAAGTGTAGACGTTTCGGTTTAAATAATGTTCACTACAAGACAGGAATTCAACATCAAGCAATGCTGCAAATGGAAATCGGTGATGTTCTAGCTCTAGTAGATATCCTTGTTGAACAAGGAATTTTAGACAGAGCCGAACTAGATCTCGCTGTTGAAAAGAAAAAAGAAAAACTCAAACTATGGTCAAAAATTTATGAGCAAGATTAAAATCGCAGAATTATTTTACAGTATCCAAGGTGAAGGAAGATACATGGGAGTACCTAGTGTGTTCCTTCGTACATTCGGATGTAATTTTAAATGTCAGGGCTTCGGAATGCCCAGAGGAGAACTAAGTCGTGAAGCAGAAAATATTGACCCTACTCAATACACCGAGTACAAGTCGCTTCCATTGGTGTCTACAGGTTGTGATAGCTACGCTAGTTGGGATCCTAGGTTTAAGCATCTTAGTCCTCTCCTTTCTACTGATGCGATTGCCCTTGCTATTGTGGATACGCTTCCGTACAAGGAATGGCGGGACGAACATCTTGTAATCACAGGCGGCGAACCGTTATTGGGATGGCAGAAACAATATCCCGAACTGCTCAATCATCCCTCAATGGAGGGGTTGAAAGAGATAACATTTGAGACCAATGGCACTCAAAAGTTAAGTACAGAATTTAGTCGATACCTAGGACAATGGCAGGATCATCAGCGAGACAGAGAAATCACATTCTCAGTCAGTGCCAAACTGCCCTGTAGTGGTGAGCGTTGGGAAGATGCTATCTGTCCAGACATTGTATGTGATTACGAAAAATATGGCACTGCCTATCTAAAATTTGTGATAGCCACAGAACAAGATTTTGAGGATGCCCAGAAAGCCGTTGGCGAATTTAGATCAGCAGGATTTACAGGACATGTTTATCTTATGCCCGTAGGCGGTGTGGAAAGTGTGTACACATTAAATAATCGTAATGTAGCACTATTAGCAATGAAGCATGGACTTCGCTACAGTGATAGACTACAAGTTCCCTTGTTTAAGAACGAGTGGGGAACTTGATGCCGCAAACTTGGGTAGATAATGTACAGGCTAGCCCTCCATCAGAAGATTGGGGATTGAACAGAGCACGACATTGGAAACTTAAACTATGCGTGGCTCCACATAGATGTTTCCTATCAGGTAAAATGCTTTGGGGTAAACAAGCCTACTACGGTGAGAATTGGATTACTGGTCCAGGAGATCCAGTGGTACAAAAATACTGGATTGAAAAACATGAATTCCTAATTTGGAATCTAAAAGGTAGAAAATGAAAAACTATATTAAGAAGATATTAGGGCTAGATAAGATAGAAAAACATGCTGCTCAGTTAGAACAGATAACCAAAGACCTGGCTGTTAGAACCGAAGAAGCTGAGCAACGAGCCAACGAAGCTGAAGGAAAGCTAGCCGAAAAACAAAAGACAGCCAAAGAAATTGCCACAGAGCGCAAAGAACCCTGGGTCGCAGTTTTGGAAACTCACGTGGGAAAAGACAATGTTAGAAATGGTTTTTTCGAACTTGACTGGAATGAATACTTTGTGCTACAATTACGTAGTGCTGGATATGTTGGCACAACAGACGAAGATATTGTGGACCAATGGTTTAACGAACTTTGTCGCAATGTCGGTGGCGAAGAAGGTATCGACATGAGCCGAAGAGGCGCAGGCTATGTAAATCGCGCATTGAGAGATGATGGTAGAACTGAGGTTAGTTAACTTTTAACCCTTTGTTCCAAGGAACTATCCTTCCCTCTTCGAATCCCTTACGCCTAGCCTGTTTTAATTTCTCAATGTGTTCAGGCGTGAGTTTTCTTCCTTTTTGAGCATCAGAACTTCGTTTTCGTTGTTCCTCTGTACGAACTTTTCCTGTGGTTTTACTTACTCGTTTAGCAATAGTTTCGGCAGATTGAGGACCTCTTAACTTATTTCGTTCGCCTATAAGTTTGCGCTCTTCCTCGGACCAAATCTGTTTACCTTTGTTCCAAGGTGTCCTCCCCTTTCCTGCTTCACCTATCCTACGTCTAACTTCTTCGGATTGGCGACCACCATCGCCCTGTTCTATTTTAAGATTAGCCCACTCATCGCTTTCTAGTATGTTCCAGAGATTACTATAGTAAGTCCCAAGATTTCGAATTTCTTCTTTGGATTTACATTCTTTTAAAATTTCTGTAGTGTAATCATACCCGTGTTTTTCTAAATGAAGTTTCCAATAAACTCCCGAACCGGAATATTTGTGAGGATCTTTGGATGATGTTTGTCCGAGATATTTTAAACCCGTTTTATTATGGGTTTTGACGTATAGGTAAATAGTCATGCTGTGATTCCTTCATAATCGTAGAGCGGGTGGGTGTTGGTAGCATCGCGATCCGCACTTTTATTTATCACTTGACATTTAATTTATACCAATGTATAATAAATGTATGAGCAAAACTTATATATTAATCGATACGGCTAATGTTTTCTTCCGCGCTCGACATGTGATTCGAGGCAGTCTAGAAGACAAAGTTGGTATGAGTATTCATACCACACTAGGCAGTATTCGCAAGGCTTGGCGTGATTTTAAAGGCGATCATATTGTATTCTGCCTAGAAGGTCGTTCGTGGCGTAAAGATCATTATGCGCCCTACAAGAGGAACCGCACCGACGCCCGGGCTGCGCAGAGCCCTCGCGAGGCTGAGGAAGATCGTGTGTTTTGGGAAACCTTTGATCAGTTTAAAGATTTTATTATCAATAAGACCAACTGTACTGTATTGCAAAATCCGCAACTAGAAGCTGATGATCTAATTGCGGGCTTCATCCAAACACACCCTAATGACAATCATGTGATTATCTCAACAGATGGAGACTTTGCGCAGTTGATCTCTCCCAATGTTCGACAATACAATGGCGTGATGGAAATTACAACTACTCATGAGGGCTATTTCGATGCCAAAGGCAATCCTGTCGTTGATAAGAAAACTGGCCAAGCAAAAGGCGCGCCGGACCCAAAATGGCTACTCTTTGAGAAGTGTATGCGTGGCGACACAAGCGACAACATCTTTAGTGCTTATCCGGGAGTACGTGAGAAAGGCACAAAGAATAAGGTTGGTCTCCGTGAGGCCTATGCCGACAGAGACAGCAAAGGATGGGCATGGAACAATCTAATGCTTCAGCGTTGGACCGACCACGAAGGTGCCGAGCATCGTGTGTTAGATGACTATAACAGAAATGTGGTACTTTGCGACCTAACTGCACAGCCCGAAGAGATTAAATACATTATCAAAGAAACAATTGAAACTGCTACGAAAGCAGATAAAAATATTCCGCAGGTTGGAATTAGGCTCATGAAGTTCTGTGCCGAATATGACTTACAAAAAGTCAGCGAACAGGTACAGAGTTTTGCCGAACCGCTTAATGCGAGGTACATACAGTGAACACAGCAAAAGTATTGATCCCGAACAAAGAATGGGTAGTCACAGAAGATCGCAAGAAAATCGGTGCTATTACCAAAGACAAAAAAGGCTATCACTTTATACACAAAGGTCAGGCTGTAGGGTTTAAAAGTCTATCAGACCTTAAGACACAGTTGGGCATAGAACTGTTCGAAGAAAGTGTTAGAACACGCACACAAGATCGCAATGATAAAAACTATGTGATCTACGATTTTCCATGCAGTTCTAAACCCTATGATTCTGTTTATAGTGTAAAAGAACGCTTGCCTCTATTTGCCAAAAGCAGTAAGAGCAAGAGTCGATACTGTGCGGGCTACTATGTGATCAAGTTCCGCAAGGGCTGGGTCAAATCGTTCTGCCCAAAGTTGATCACTCTGCAACGCTATCCCTATTATGGTCCGTTTAAAACTGACACAGAAATGAAAAACACCTTGGCCAATGTGAGTAAATCATGAGCGATCTTAACACATTTCCCATAGAAGACTTCTTGAATAAGGCCAGAATTGCCATCAAAACTGGCCAAAAGAATCTAGTTTTACCCATAAAAGAGGTCACTGATCTACAGAACAGCCTCAGTGTTGTTATGACTAGAATAGCAGGGCAGAACACGGGTGCAGCCAGTCAAGAAGACATCACTGTCAAACTCAACGGCGGAACATTTTAATTAAAATTTGGTAAATATATAC